ATCAGTTACCGCTTTAGAAGGATTTGGCACTTACGGCAAGATATTTCTTGCAAGCACAGCAGACCAATTCTATGTTGGTCAAGTTGTAACAGTAGAAAACGTGCGCCAGCATTTTAATGGCAATAGAACACTAACTGCTGTCAATGGACATTCACTAACTTTTGATTTAGGGCAACCTGTTACAGAGCCTTACCACCAAGTAGTTCCTTATGGTCGGGTTTACGCATCTACTAACATTGATTACGAAACTTTACCTGAAGTCAACTTAGCATCACTAATGATTGCTGTTGACATTTGGCAAGCTCGCCAAGCTTCAAACGCTGGTGGCATTTCACCAGACTTTCAACCTTCGCCGTATCGCATGGGCAATACTCTAATGGCACGTGTTCGCGGTTTACTTGCGGATCACTTAGCGCCGGGCGGTCAAGTAGGATAATGTCAGCAATCTCTACCCTACGGGGAACAATCGCAACCGCGCTAACTGACAATACGGCGTGGCAGGTGTTTTCCTTCCCACCTGCCACACCGCTTGCTAACAGCATCGTGGTGCAGCCTGATGATCCATACATTGAGCCAAGCAACGACCATTACAAATCAATTAAGCCTAAGGTTAACTTTAAACTAGTAGTGCTAACCCCTATGTTTGATAACCAAGGCAACCTAATTAACATTGAAGATTATTACCTGAATATAGTAAATAAGCTGGAAGCATCATCAATTGCGTATACAATTGGAACTTTCAGCGCCCCGGCGGTCTTAACTGGAACAGCAGGCGATCTGTTGTCCGGTGAAGTATCAATCAGCGTTCTATCCGATTGGAGCTAAAACATGGCTGATGTAGACAAAGAACGCGAGGCTTTCCTTGCCAAAATTGGCCAGGTGGAGCTAAGCGAAAAAGCACCAAAACCAACAACTAAGAAAGACGAGGAATAAGCTAACATGGCTGTATTTTTGAACAATACTGTTGGTCTAAAGATTAACGCAATTGATCTTAGCGACCACGTAACTTCAGTAACACTTAACTACGCTGCTGACGAATTAGAAGTAACAGCGATGGGAGATACTGCACACAAGTTTGTTAAAGGCTTGGAATCAGGAACTCTAACTGTATCCTTGCTAAATGACACAGCAGCTTCACAGGTATTGACCACACTTAACAGCGCATTTGGAACAACTGTGGCTGTCAAGATGGTTCAGGAGAAAGTTCCTGCTGTAAGCGCAACTAATCCGTTGTATACTTTTGACATTCTAGTAAACAACCTAACACCTATCAATGGTGCTGTTGGCGATATTGGAACTCAGGATATTACTTTCACTCTTAATTCCAAGGTAACAGTAGCAACCACAGGCACGTTCTAATTTAACAAAGGGGCAAAATGGCAAGAATAATAGTAACAAGGGCTGATGGAACTAAGAGCACACACTCAATTAGTCCATCTGTTGAATATGCATTTGAGCAGCAGTTTCGCAAAGGCTTTCACAAAGCTTTTCGTGAGGATGAAAAGCAAGAGCATATTTATTGGCTTGCATGGGAATGTCTACGCCGCGCAGATGCGCCTGACGTCAAACCTTTTGGCGCAGCGTTTCTAGAAACTCTAGCTGCTGTGGATGTGGTGTCAGATGATTCCCCAAATGGCTAACGCGCGATTCCTTCACGTATAGGGTTGCTCAGTTGAGCATCCATACAGGGATCGCGCCTAGCGAGTTTATTAACATGGACACAGATTTGCTTAAGGCCTTTTATGAAGTCCTAAAGCAGCAGGCAAGAGAGCGAGAGAATGCCAACAGAGGTAAAAGGGGTCGTAGAGGCTAGGAAGATACTGCGTAAACTAGCCCCTGAAACCCTTAAGGCATACAACGCACAAATTGCTGCGCCACTAAAAGAAATTACTAAGGCAGCGCGTAGCGATGTGCCTGGCACAATTGAGAACTTATCTCGGTTTACTTATCCAGGATATGAGCGCAAAAGTCGCACAGGTCGCAACAGGGCTTTTCCTAGCTTTGAAGCCAATGTAGTTAGACGTGGCTTAACTTATTCACTAGCCAAAAGTAGAAGCAATCGCACAGGCTGGTCATCACTTGTTAGCCTATTAAACAAATCTGCTGCTGGTGCAATTATAGAAACTGCTGGCAGACAGAACAGATACGGCAGTCTTCAATCTAAGTCAAACAACCCTGATGCGGGAAGATGGTTTATTGAAAATCTAAATAATGGCATTGGCAACCTAGAGCAGACCGGGCGCACCGCTAAAACATCAGGCCGCTTGATGGGAAGAAACTTAGTTGAGGATCAAGGCAAAGCCAAGGCAACAATTCTAAAAGTATTAGATCAAGTAGCAACTCAAGCCAATGCAGAGATAGCGAGGTTGTAACGTGGCAATTGTATTTCCCATAGTTACAAGTTACAACGACAAAGGAACCAAGAAGGCAGATGATGCCTTCACCAAGTTAGGCAAGAAGTTTCTTGCTGTTTTTTCAGTTGCCAAAGTTGTTCAATTTGGTAAAGCTTCAGTTCAGGCATTTAGCGATAGCACAAAAGAAGCCCAATTACTAGCCACACAGTTAAACGCAGTCAATCTAGGCTTTGCTTCACCATTCATCAATGAGTTCATTGATAAATTAGAATTAGCAACTGGCGTTGCAGGCGATAAGTTAACTAACGCATTTATCAGCTTATCTCAGGCCACAGGGGATGCCACCACAGCTCAAAAGATTTTATCCACAGCCCTAGATGTAAGCCTTGGAACAGGTAAAGACCTAAACACAATTACCAATGCTTTGCAGCGAGCCTACAAAGGGGAAACAACTGCTCTAGCCAGACTACGCATTGGCTACACCACAGCAGAGTTAAAAGGCCGTAAGTTTGAAGATGTAATTAAAGACTTGCAAGAAAGATTTGATGGCGCAGCAGGCAAGGCAACAGATACCTTTGCAGGCAAGATGGCAAGACTTAGCGCAGCAGTTGAGCAAGCCAAGGAAGCATTTGGCGAAGGATTAGTAGGTGGCTTAGAAGATGCAGATATTGCCATTGAGGATTTACAGGAAGGCATCATATCGCTAGGCAAAGCGTTTGGAGATACAGCAGCAGCATTTGTTGAGTTTGGCAAGGATGCTAAAGATACATTCCAAGACATAGTAGACAGCGCACCATTCAAAGCTTTAGGTGCATTGTTTGAAGGCTTTACACGTTTTGTCATTGGCGGCATTGTTATGGGTGATCCTGGTGAAAGCTTCGCATCAGCTACGGCAAGAATCCAAGCCCAAGAGCGCAGGCGCGAGGAAGAACGCAACCGCGCACGTATGAGAACACAGAATGCATTGACCAAGGCTGAGGCCAAAACTGCATCACAACGCTTAGCTGCTGAAAAGAAAATAACAAAAGAAAAAACCAAACAAGCAAAAGAACAAGGCATTTTAGAAGAATTAAACAAGCGATTCGAGTTAGATCGCATTCAGATTGCCGCTGCCCTTGGTGGTCAAATCAATGATGTAGAACGCCTAAGACTAGAGTTAATGCAGGCCATTCTTGATGAGGATGTTAAGCGAGCCATTATCCTAGAAGGCCAGTTAATTAAGGCTGAATCTGCTGCCAAGGAATTGGCATTATTGCTTGATAGCCTAGACACAATGGTTGGTGATCCATTTGCTGATTGGCCTGGCACAATCACACGCATACAAGAATTATTAAAGCAATTAAAAATTAAAATACCTATCGAAACCTTGTTTGCTGAAAAAGGCTTGAGGTTAGACCAAGACAAAATGACAGTTACTAAGCTTGAGCGCATGGATGTAAACGCCACCAATGTTTACATAAACGGCGCTAAGCCAACCCCACCACCTTTTGAAAACCCATTCAAGCTTGGAACATTAGAACATGCTGTAGTTGAAGGTGAAAGAGCCGACTTGGCTGAATCAGATGCAGCCGCGTTATTAGCATTATGGAACTGCAAGAACTATTCCGTAAACTAGGTTTAGATTCTGAAGGTAATCCAATCACCATAAATGTTACTGTTGAAGGCAATGTAATATCTGCAGAGGACTTAGCAGAAACGATTACAGATATTCAATACACTTATCAAAAGACCGTCAAAGGATTGCTGTTTAGCAGCATAGCAATCTAATGTCAGCACCTACAGTAAGAGTGTTTGTTGACTTTGATAGCGATACCGCATTTGAAATCAACCCACTTATCCTAGATAGCCTTACTGAAGGTATCTTAGGGACTAATACCCTTGGCTCTGGCACATTGCCAGTTGAGATTACAAACCTAGTAACTAAAGTAAATATACGCAGGGGTCGCAACCGCATCACATCTAAGTTTGAGGCTGGAACCGCTAATGTAGTTTTATATGATCAGAATGGCGATTGGAATCCCACTAACCCTAATAGCGCCTACTATCCTAACCTAGTACCCCTAAGACAGATAATCATATTTGCTACTTATGCGAGCAATGACTACTTTTTGTTCTCAGGATTTATTACTAATTACGATACTGGCTTTAGGCAAGGCAATGAGGAACTAAGCACAGTTACCCTTAAATGCGTAGATGGCTTTAAGCTTCTTGCAGGCTCAGCCATAGACACAGTAGCAGGCTCAGGGGTTCAGCTCTCAGGGGCTCGCGTGAATGCCATCCTAGACGAGATAGAATGGCCTATAAGCCTACGAAATATAGATACCGGTGATTCCACCCTACAGGCAGACCCAGGAACCGCGAGAGATGCCTTAGAAGCCTTATTTACAGTAGAGCAGAGCGAGTTTGGTGGCATCTTTGTTGATGTCAATGGCAAGGTAGATTTTGTTAGCCGTGACAACCTAATCTCTAACCCAGCCTTCCCGGTCTATGAGTTTAGTGATCAAGGCGTGGACATCTCCTACACCAATGCAGTAGTAGCGTTAGACGATACTACGCTGATTAATGATGTGACTATCACACGCCTAGGCGGTACAGCTCAGAATGCCTTTGACCAGGCTTCAATTGACAAGTTCTTCCTTCATTCAGGCACACGCTCAGGCATATTAGTACAGACAGATGCAGAGGCTTTAAATCAGGCTCAAGGCATCCTAGCCACACGCAAAGACCCTGAGATACGCATAGATAGCATTCAGCTAAATCTCTATGATGATGCCAACCCCAATAAGCCCTTAGCAGGCATAGACATAGAATTACTAGATGGCGTAACAGTTACTAAGACTACCCCTGGCTCTAGCAGCGTGGTGCAATCAAGCCTGGTAAATGCCATCCATCAC